TTTCTGATATGAAGATATCAGACATGAATAACCAAGCACCTGTAGGTACTACACTTGCCTTGATAGAAAGAAACATGAAAGTTATGTCAGCAGTACAAGCTAGACTTCATGCTTCAATGAAAAAAGAATTTGATTTACTTGTTGGCATAGTAAAAGACTTTGGCGATCCTAAATATCCATATGATGTTGATGAAACCGAAGATATTAAAATAGCAGACTTTGATAACAGAGTTGATGTTATACCTGTATCTGATCCAAATGCTTCAACAATGGCACAAAGGATTATGCAGTATCAAGCTGCTTTACAATTAGCAGGAACTGCTCCACAAATGTATGACATGAAGCAGTTACATAGACAAATGCTTGAAGTATTAGGCATACCTAATGCAGATAACATTGTTCCAAGTGGAAAAGAAATAGCACCTGTTGATCCTGTAACTGCAGTTCAAAACTTAATTAACAATGTTCCTGTTAAAGCTTTTGATTATCAGGATCACGAAGCACATATACAAACTATTTTATCTGCACAAGAAAATCCAGAAATACTTAAATTAGTACAAGCTTCACCTAATGCACAATCAATAATAGCTGCAGCTTCAAGTTATGTTAATGAACACTTAACTATGCAGTTTAGAAAAGAAATAGAAGAAGAATTAGGAGTAGAGTTGCCACCTATAGGACAACCTATGCCACCAGAAGCAGAGAAGCGTTTATCTGAAATGATGGCTAAAGCAGCAGTTAGGGTTACTGATAAAGCTCTTGTACAAGCTGATCAAGAGAGAATCAAACAAGAAATGCAAGACCCATTACTGCAAATGAAAGAAAGAGAGGTTGCAGTTAAAGAAGCAGAAGTACAAAGAAAAGCAATACAAGATGCTAATAGAGTTGCTCTTGCACAAACAAAAGAAAGTAATTCAGTTGCTATCAAACAAGAAGAAATAGCAACAGAAAAAGAACTCAAAGGTTTAGAAATTGGACAGCAAATTGCTAGTGATTTGTTAGACCAACAAAGAGAAGATAGCAAAATAGCTAGAGATGACTATCAGAAAGGACTAGACATGGCGAAGGAATTCGTTGATAATCTAGACCAAGATGGTTAATGATATCAATGAGCAATCACTATCTGAATTCTTAAAAAAAAGAATTAGGGATAGAATGAATGATAACTCAGATTTTTTAGCAACAGGGGGAGCTAATAGTTTTCCTGAATACACAAAGATCACAGGTATCATCGAGGGTTTAGCTCTCGCAGAGCGTGATGTTCTCGATTGGGTAGAACAACACACAATAGAATAGGAACTTGACTCCTTTAAGTCATGCAAAATATGAGCGAAGAAAACATAGAAATAGAAGCCATAGAAACACCAGAAGTTGAACAAAAAGTTAAGAGTCAGCTACCAGAGCCAAAAGGTTGGAAAATCTTAGTAGCAATGCCACAAGCTGATGAAAAAACTGATGGTGGAATTATCAAAGCATCACAAACAATAAAAGATGAAGAAGTAAGTAACATCTGTGGTTATGTTTTAAAATTAGGTCCAGACGCATATAAAGATAAAGCTAGGTTTACGAGTGGAGCTTGGTGTAAAGAAGGCGATTGGGTTGTTTTCAGAGCTTACTCAGGTACTCGCATGAAAATATATGGAAAAGAGTTTCGCTTAATTAATGACGATACTGTGGAAGCAGTCGTTGATGATCCAACAGGAGTGGTAAGAGCATGAGTGAAACAAGTATAGAAACAGAATTTCAACCAGATGAATCTGGCAAATTATCTCCACAAACACAGGAAGATAAATTTTTTGGAGTTCAACATGAAGTTGTAAAAGACGACAAAGAAATAGATGTCGAAGTTGTTGATGATACTCCAGAAGAAGATAGACGACCTCCTAAAGTCGAGAGCGAAAAAGAAGAAGAAACTCCTGATGATGATGTATTAGATCAAGAAATAGCTGACTACAGCAAGAGAGCAGGAGATCGTATTAACAAACTCAAGTATGAGTTTCACGAAGAAAGAAGGGCAAAAGAGTCTGCCTTAAAACAATCGGAAGAAGCAGCTAAAAGACTAAAAACTTTGATGACTGATAATCAAAGACTGCAACAAATGGTTGAACAGGGTAGTGAAGTTTTAAATACTGCTGCAGTAAATAATGCAGCTTTTGCAAAACAAGCAGCTCAAGAAAAATTTAAGAAAGCTTATGATGAAGGTGATACTACTGCAATGGCAGAAGCACAAGCAGAGTTATCAAAAGCAGCTATTGCCGAAGCACAAGCACCGCAATATGCACAACAAATCCAAAATCAAGTGACACAACAAGCTCCAGAAGAAGTGCCACAGTTTGAAGTAGATGATATGACTCAAGATTGGGCAAATAGAAATGCTTGGTTTATGGGACAAACACCTGCAGATAAAAAAATGACTTCATATGCTTTGTATTTGGATCAAACTTTCCAAGCAGAAGGTGTAAATCCAAAGAGTGAAGAGTATTTTCAGAAAATTGATGACTCTATGAGAAAACAATTTCCTGACTATTTTGGCGTTTCTGTGGAAGAAACCCAAGAAAAAACACAACCGTCAAGCGTTGTAGCACCTGTTACGAGGAATACAGGTAATAAACAGAATCCTCGCTCCGTACGATTGACTCAGACGCAAGTTAAGTTAGCACAAAGACTTGGTATAACGCCTGAACAATACGCAAAACAACTATTAAAGGAGTCTTAAATGACAGAAAATACAGATAGTGAAATAAAAACAGAAGAATCAACTGAAATTGATTCACAAGTGCGTACTGCTAGAACAGCAGAGGACCGAGAGGTCGCTCAACGGGTAGAAAGTTGGGAAAATCCTTCTAATCTACCAAATCCAGACCCCCAACCAGGTTGGGTATTTAGGTGGATTCGTACTTCATTGTTAGGAACTGCCGATAATCCCAATGTATCTAAACAATTTAGATCAGGTTGGACACCATGTAGGGCGGAAGATCACCCTGAACTCCATGTTCAGATGATGGATCACAAGTCTGAGTGGGCAGAAAGAGGTCATATAGAGATTGGTGGGTTACTTTTATGCAAAATGCCACAAGAAAAAGCTGATGCGAGGTCTGAACACTTTTCAGAACAAGCAAAAAATCAGATGGAGTCTGTGGATAATGCGTATTTTAAGGACCAAGACTCAAGAATGGCTACAAAACAAGTATTTGAGAGAAAATCAAAGACAACATTTGGTAGCGATTCCTAAAGTTTAGGATATATATAACTTTTTTAAAAACGGGGTGAATTATGGCTTCTACAGCTACACCAAGCGGTGCATTGCCTGTATCTTCGTTAGTATCGTGTGCCTATAATGCAAAAATTACGCACTATAAAATTACAGCAAACTATGCTACTTCAATATTTTATGGTGATTTTGTAAAATGGGCGGACAATAACCCAAACACTACTGTGCAAAAGGACACAGGTACTAGTACCTTGACTCCTATTGGCGTATTTTTAGGTTGTTCGTACACCGATCCTACAACAGGACAATTCACAAACAGCTTATACTATCCTGCTAGTACAAATGCTACGGATATTCAAGCTTATGTTGCATCAGACCCATTTGTTGTAATGCAAATGCAGTCAGATGAATCATTATCTCAAGATGATCTTGGCAAAAATGTTGGAGTAATCCAAACAGCAGGATCAACTAGCATCGGAAGAAGCAGAAATGCCATTGATGGCTCATCTGCTAACACTACTGCATCATTACCACTAAAGATCATTGACTTTGTTGATGGTCCAGATAGTGCTATTGGTGATGGTTTTACCGATGTATTGGTGATGTTCAATGCGGGACATCAATTATTAAACACTACAGGTATAGGATAAGGAGTATATTATGGCAGCTATTTCAAGAGCTAATCAGCTAAAACAACTCCTACCTGGCTTAAACGCTTTGTTCGGAGAAGAATATAACAACTACGAAAATGAGCATGAGCAAATTTATGTAACAGAAAATTCGGAAAGAAGTTTCGAGGAAGAATTGAAGTTATCTGGATTTGGTGCTGCTCCTGTAAAAGACGAAGGATCATCTATCAGTTTTGATACTGCTCAAGAGTCTTTCGTAGCTCGTTACACTCACGAAACTATTGCACTAGGTTTTAGTGTTACAGAAGAAGCAATGGAGGATAACCTCTATGTGTCTTTATCTGCTAGATATACTAAAGCACTTGCTAGAGCAATGGCGTACACTAAACAAGTAAAAGCAGCGTCTCTATTGAACAATGGATTCACTAATGCTTTTCAATCTGGAGATGGGGTAAACCTATTTACAGCTAGTGGCGATGGCGTAACAGGTGGAGACGGACACCCGTTAGTGAACGGGGGTAAAAACTCTAACAGACCTGTAACAGGTGCTGACTTGAATGAAATATCTTTAGAAGATGCAGTAATTCAAATTGGTGCATGGACAGACGAAAGAGGGTTAAAGATCGCAGCAAGACCAAGAAAATTGATCGTGCCTAGTGCATTACAATTTGTTGCTACTAGATTATTAGAATCTGAGTACAGAGTTGGAACTGCTGATAACGACATTAACGCTATTAGGTCTAATGGAGTAATTCCAGAAGGTTATGTAGTAAATCACTACTTAACTGATACTAATGCTTTCTTCTTGACCACAGATGTTCCTGACGGAATGAAACATTTCGTTAGAGCACCTATGACTACAAGTATGGACGGAGACTTCGATACGGGTAATGTCAGGTATAAAGCAAGGGAAAGATATTCATTTGGAGTATCAGACCCACTTGGAATCTTCGGAAGTCCAGGAGCTAGTTAAACGAATTAAGGGTAGCTTCGGCTACCCTTTTTTCTGTTCTAGGGTAATT